GCAGGTACAATCAGTGACCCTGAACTTTTGACATTACCAAAATATCGTAGAAAAGGACACAGTTTTGTGCTTGATGATGGTGATGTAGATGGGAAATCAAATCTAATCAAACTCAAAACCAGTAAAGGTCATCAGATAATATTAGACGACACAACTGGATTTTTATACATCAACAACAGCAACGGTACTGCATGGATAGAAATGGCACCAAATGGATTGACAGATGTTTACAGTGCCCAGAGTGTAACAGTAAGAAGTAGAGATATAAATTTTCACGCAGACAACAATATAAAATTTCATGCCAAAAATCAAATGCAATTTGTTGCAGAAAACTACATGCATGTTGAAGGATCCAAATTACTCAACATGTACACTGACGGAAATGCATTTTTATTTGGTGGAAGAGGTATAGATGCAAAAAGTGGCGGTAGTGCTAATCTAGAAGGATCTGCAACTGTAAACGTCAAAGGTGGAAGCAGTGTTAATATTGATGGTGGGTGTGTAAGTTTAGGCAGTGGTGCTGGCCCGGCAGCCAAACAAAATAGGGCATCAGAAAAAGCACTACAAGACACACAACAAGACAGTCAAGGCTTTTGGATAGGAAACAAAGTAACATCTTCAACAGTTGATAGATTAACAACACATGAACCTTTTCCATATCATGGAGAAGTATCTCAATCAACAAATGCAGTGGTAAGCCCAGTGGTCAACAACACTTCACAGTACAATGTTGGTATCAGAGAAGGTACACAACCTGACGTAAAAGATGATGGAATCATAAAAACGCTATCGGCTTTCAATGCAGAAGAAATTGACCCAACAAGTTTTATTAAACAACCTACTGCTGGTACTGGAATAGGAAAACTAGGTTACAAGGCAGTGGATGCTGTGTTAACAGGATTTACTGAAAAAGTTGGCAGTGCATTCAAGTACACCAGTGTAGAACCAGATACAAACGCACTAGGCAAATATGCGTTTACAGCCAAAGATTTAATCAGCAAAGGTTATGTTAGTCCTGAAGTTATATACAACAAAGAACTAGATAGTCCACATGTATGGAAAGGCAAAAATGGGATCAACAATAAGTTTGATTTTTTAAACAATTCATTTGAACAAGAAAATTTAATAGTGCAAAAAACAGTTGATGTTTATCAAGAATGCTACAACAATGGTAGTATACAAAAAGATGACAGCAATGATTTTATAGGTGGAATGTTAACAGTTGCATTGGGCATTGGTGCTAATGCCGCCAAAAAATACAGAGAAGGCGGTAGTCTAAGTGAAGCATTGATTTCAGGTACAACCAGTTTTGCTATTAATAACGTTGACCAAGAAGCAAGTAGCCTTTTCCAAAAGGGTTTGAGTGCGATTGCACAAGTTGACCCAATTACTGAAGTACCACCTGGAGCAACAAGATTTACAGGAACTTACAATGAAAAAACACAGAGACTTGTCAACATAAATGGACAAACTTATGTGGTAGATATTAGACCAAAGAGAACAACATCTGGTGGTAGTAGTGGTGGAGACAACGACTTCGGTCCAGGACAACAAGGTGGTGGCTTAGGCGGAAACGAGTTTGGTGGTGAAGACAGTGGCGTTGGACAAGGCGGTGATCCTGGTGGAATAGGAGGAACATAATGACAACATACAGAGGATTTAACACAATAGGTAAAGATTTTGGTGCTGTGTCTATCAGTGATATAGAATTGGTGAAAAGAGATCTATTAAATCATTTCAGCATTCGCAAAGGTGAAAAACTGCAAAATCCAAATTATGGTAGTAGTATACATGATCTAATCATGGAGCCATTGACTGAAGAAGTAAAAAGTTTAATCACAGATGAAATTAACAATGTAATCAATTCAGATCCTAGAGTTGTTGCACAGGGTATAATCATAGATGAATTTGCAAATGGTGTACAGGCACAGGTCAATTTATTGTATAGATTAACAGATCAAACAGAAACAATGCTGTTTACATTTAATAAACAAGATGGCACTGTGTCATAATATACTGTTATAATTTACATAATAAATATAAAATAGCATAGGATTTACTGATGGCAATTACAAGACAAAGCAATTTATTCGCAAGTGAAGACTGGAAAAAAGTTTATCAATCTTTCAGAGATATAGACTTCCAGAGTTATGATTTTGAGACCATAAGAAAAAGTATGGTGGACTATCTCAGAACATACTATCCAGAAGATTTTAATGACTTTATTGAGAGCAGTGAATATATTGCACTTGTAGATTTAATTGCATTTTTGGCTCAAAGCACAAACTTTAGAACAGATCTTAATGCCAGAGAAAACTTTTTAGAGACTGCAGAAAGAAGAGATAGTGTACTTAAACTTGCAAGGATGCTTTCTTATTTCCCTAAAAGATCACAGATATCCAGAGGTATATTAAAAATTACAAGTGTTGCCACAACAGAAAGTGTGCTTGACAGCAACAATGTTAATTTAAGAAACACACCTGTATTTTGGGGAGACACTGCTAATCCTGACTTTTTAGAACAATACACTACCATACTGAATGCGGCTTTTGTCAGCACACAAAAATTTGGAAATCCTAGTGCCAGCAAAACAGTTGCAGGTATAAAGAATGAAGAATATCAGTTGAACCTAACTCCAAACACTATTCCAGTATATGGATTTACATCAACAGTCAGCAACAGAAGTTTAGACTTTGAACTTGTGAATGGCACATACAGCGGTGAAGACTTTTTGTATGAATCAGCACCAAAGCCTGGAAATACATTTAATTTGATTTATAAAAATGATGGCAGAGGATTTAACAGCATCAACAGTGGCTTTTTTATGTATTTCAAACAAGGAGTACTACAGAGTGTTGATTTTAACGTTGATGAAAGTTTACCCAACAGAGTCGTCGAAGTAGATGTCAATGATATTGACAATAACGATGTATGGTTATACAGTATTAACAGTGCAGGCGATGAAGATGTTAAATGGACAAAAGTTCCAGCAGTAACTGGTACAAATGTAATTTACAACAGTTTAAGTGAAACAACTAGAACACTGTATAGTGTAAACAGCAGAGCCAATGATCAAATCAGCCTTGTGTTTGGTGATGGTGTGTTTACACAAATTCCTGTAGGAAATTACAGAGCATATTTTAGAACAGGCGTAGGACAAACATATAAAATACTTCCTGAAGAAATGAATGATGTAGAAATAAGCATTCCGTACATCAGTCATGCCAATCAGTTAGAAACATTAACAATTACTCTTAGTTTACAAACAACAATCAACAACGCAACAGCAAGAGAAAATTTAGCAGACATCAAAACAAAAGCACAGCAACAATACTACACACAGAATAGAATGGTGACTGGTGAAGATTATCAGATTATGCCATTTACCAGTTTCAGTGATGTATTGAAAAGCAAAGCAGTCAATAGAACTGCAAGTGGTGTCAGTAGATATCTAGATGTTAGAGATACAACAGGCAAATACAGCAGTACAAATATTTTTGCTGAAGATGGCATATTTTACAGAGAAGAAATATTAAAAAGTTTTAATTTTACTTTTGTCACCAGCAGTGATATCAGTAACACAATCAGTACAAATATTGAGCCTGTAATACTTAACAACGAAACTAAGCATTTTTATTATAAAAATTTCACAAGAATAAACACCAGTGCATTAAATTATTCATGGAATCAAACCACTAAAACCACAGGCACTACCACAGGTTATTTCAAAGGTAGTGATGGTGGTGTACAACAAGTAGGTGGCTTCACCAGTAGCAACATGAAATATGTTAAAGTTGGAGCATTGGTTAAATTTACAGCACCATCTGGAAAAGTTTTTGATGTCAACAATAATTTAATAACAGGAACAAGTGGCACTGTGAACACAAAAGATTATGTATGGGCAGGAGTTAGTGCAGTAGTTGATGATGGTACCAATCAAGGATTGGGAAATTTATCAAATGGTCTAGGACCAATAACACTAAGTGAAGTCATACCTAGTGATGCTATAATCAGCGAAGTTATTGCTCCATGGAATACAACACTAAGTTCAAGTGTTAAATCTAGCATGATCACAAATATCAGTGAATATAGAACTTTTGGTTTACGTTATGATGTAGACACACAAGAATGGGCAATCATTACTGGAAGTAATTTAAACACAGCAGAGACTTTTAGCACAACCAACACAGGCAGTGTAGCAGGAAC